ATATTTCACATGTTCAGACCCACGGTCCCAGAAGATTCTCGGTATTACATCTCCCGTTGTTCCGGTCACATACTACGACAGTACATCTAATGTGTATCTGAGCCCGGGTGGATCCCCAAATTTTAGTCTGAGCGGGACTCAGCTCTCGAATATATCTGGTGGGTCGACTACGGATGAGGAGTATAGAGTGTATTCTGCATGCAACTCGAACAGTTTCCTGGTTCAAGTGCTTCAAAACGGGACTGTGAATGCTATAAATTATGATGATTCTGGTCGCACTGCAAATGAACCACTCGTGACTTCCGGACTCAACATCATAAGTACTTTGCAGGAGAGTTACAACGTGTACTGGGTATCCTCTACTGGGACTATATTAAAGTACAATACTAAGAAGGAGTTTGGTGCTGTTGGGTCAATGTCAGTTTTGAGGCTACCATTTGCTTTTGGTATTACTGCTTCAGCCATAACGAATAGGTACATAGTCGTTCCAATGTCCACATCAAATATAGGATTTGTAGACAAGAATTCAGGGGATCTCCGGGTCATGTCGGGATTGAACGTACCAGGAGGTCCCCTGGTATGGGATGGTGCAAGATACTTGTACTTTTATCCGCAGGCACCTTATTCAAATGTTTTGCGTCTCGATACTATACTGTATACAAACCCAACGTTTGTGAATGCAAGTATGCTTGTAGAGTATGCCATCATCTCGGAAGGTGAGAGGGCCTGGTTCAAGAGGATACAGAATGATCACCTCATGAAACAGTTGCAGGGTTATAAATTTGTGATAAAGGCTGGTGCGACAGAACAGCAGTTTGACATGAACTTGAAAAACCTGGTTACAGAGCTCCTGTTTACACTTGATGATGATGCGATAGAAGCAGTGTCCCTGTATTTTAATGGTGTACCCGTCATAGATTATGATGATGCAGGTACTTTACTCAGTCTGTCTAAGATACAACCGTACGAACATCATATAAGAGTTCCTGATAGACCATTCTGCATGTATTCGTTTGCAAAGTTTCCAGATTCCATGAAACCTTCAGGGTTTGTGAATATGAGCAGAATTGTAGATCAGGTTGTATCAGTGAGGGTCACTCCAAGTGATGTAGACAGAACATTTAGTGTTTGGGCAGACTCTTACAATGTAATACGCTTCAGGGATGGTCTCGCTGGTATGCTCTACGATTATTCTACCCAGTAGTAAATGCAGAGTCTTGTTGCATTGGGTACAAACGATTTTTCTGGCCCGATTGATATTTCTTCGTCGTGCTTTATACGCAACTATGCGGGAGTTACTCCTTTCGCTCGAAAATTACATCGTGTTCAGTTTGATCAGCCTCTCATATACGGATCTCAGTTGTGGATAAATATACCTCACCAAGGTGATCTGTTGACAGATGTATACCTCGACTTTAAAGTTCCACCCAGTGATTTAAAGAATGTTATTGATCGTATCGAAATTTTCTACGAGAGGCAGATTGTGGAGAGGGTCTATATGGAGGCTAGGGAGATTGAGCTGCAGTTGACTGTTCCTGGTTGCAAGCAGGGGTTCCTTGATTCAGGCGTATTTGTAATCCCGTTCAGTTTTTCAAAGCATGGTTTACCTCTGGTCGCTTTCAAAGGTCAGCCCGTATGGATCAGGGTCACTGCGAAGCAGGATGGTCAAGAGCAGTTCTCTGGGGCGTCTCTCCTGTGCAATTATGTATACCTGTCAGAGACTGAATCAAAATGGTTCTCCAAGCCATATGACATGCTAATAACGCAAGTGAGGCTGCATGAAGAGGCTACTCCTGATTCAATAATCCGCACAAATTTTCTAAATCCGTGCAAGGAGCTCTACTTTACAAAGTTTGATACAATGTCCATATTGTTCAACAATATTGAGCAGGTTCCTCAGAGTTCTTGGTTGTTTTATCACAACCTGATACCTCTCGATTTTCACACCAGGGTTCCGACAGGAGACTATGGTGTCTATACGTTTTCAATAGAACCTGAGCAGGGTAATCCTGCGGGATCTGTAAACATTGGTCTGATTCTGCACCAACAGTTCAAAGTGACTGGGGCTCAGGCACCATTTAGAATTTACGCAGTTACTTATAATATACTGAGGATTCAAGATGGATCTGCAAGAGTCTTATTTAACAACTTGCAGTAAGCTTATTGCACCCGTCTTTGAGATGGCTATGGTCACAGCTGCAAAGTACTGCAAGGCTACTGGAAGGACGTGTGTGACTGCAAAAGATGTTGAATACGGTATGAAGTTTAGTACGAGGAAAGTTCTAGGGGTTCAGAAGGAATCTCTTTTCCCTGAAATTTACGAATCTGATGACGAAGAAGAGTCTGAAGAAGAGTCCGAAGAAGAGGAGTTTGTGAGATATACCGGAGACGATGAGACCCTGTGTATCATAAATGAGATGTATGATACATGGGATTCTTGGGCGCCAGATAGCCCCATTGGAATTTATATGAAAAATGCTATAGATGCACAAGCCTCGAAAGCTGTTTCCGTTTCAGACGGGTGATACAGATTCTGACGAGGACGAGGTGGACAAGAAGAGGGTGAAATATTCAAAGATTTTGGACGAGGAGGATGATTTTTGGCCAGAGGAAAATTTTCCCTCCCCAAAGTAAATGGCTACTATTGGATCTCAGGTTGTTCAGGAGGTCAGGTCTACTTCTATGAATGCAATCGTTGCTGGTTTTGCATTTGCATCAGCAATTGCATGGTTGGATGTTGTCAGATGGGTTGTCACAAACTTCGTCGACCTGCCCAAGACATCAGGTGGATACTATGCACTCTCTGCACTGCTCACAACTCTGCTTGCAGTGCTCGTGTACATGATCTTCAGCCGGATTGCAAATGGTGTACAGAAGCCTCAGACTGTATATGCTGTCACTGCTGGCGCATCCGGCTTTTAGATTTAGGAACAAAAATTATAAACAAGAGTGCGAGAATGCCGAGACCTATGATGATTAGTTTGTTTGGAAACTGAACTGCTGGTTTCGATACGACTGGACGCATGACTGGTTCTGGTAATGGTTCTCTTTCGTAAACCATGTGATGATCAGACAAGGTCAAATTCAGAATCATGGTTACATTTGATGTACCGAGTGAAACTGGTGTCCCTGTAAAGTCTACAATCTTTACAGTGATACGAGATAGCTTCTCGATTGGATTTTCGTATGTAACCTTTATAGAAGTACTCGAGTTGGGGTTGTAGAATATTCCGTTATTTGGTATAATCCCTAGTGAATGCCCCATTGTTCTGCCACTCGGGGTATCAGTCAGAACATTGTCAACTGTAGTTGTTGCAGTGAGCTCTGGTGCATCCTTCACCTGATCAGACCGAAGCTCTGGTATTTCTACAAAGAGGTAATTCTCAGAAGCGGGACCGAGTGGGATCTTTGCTGCGATTATCTCGGCGGATGTGATCATTTTTATTGGGTCTGCAAGGGTCACGACAAATGTGTTTGAAAAGGGATACTTTGTCTCGTCCCTGTTTCGAGAGTCTATGTGCAGGTAGACCATCTCCTACTCACGAGCAATATTTTAGCTTTTCTGCATTGTGCGCCTGATTGCATACCCGAATCATGAAAGAGTTATCATCGAGTCCATTAAAGTTGACTGTATTTCCGTCCCTGTCGAGCCACCGAATAGTGAGCCGGCTCAGGGAAGGTACGGGGTGCTTAAACTTGATGGGAAGTTTGAAATCGCTTTCTTTGAAGGATTTGAAAGTTCCGAATGCAGTATCTAAAGGAACTACACCGAAGCAGTGGTTCATGAGAACAGCAGAGTACGGATTGGATCTGGTGTCGTGTATGTACGGTGATTTGAGTTCGTCTATATCGAGGAAGATGTAGCTCTGTGGTATCGGGTCAGAAACTTGTGGGCTCTTTACAAACTTTGTGCCCATTGGATACGATGTCCAGTTTTTATACACTGGGTCTGCTGACATGGACGTCGCAGCTATCAAACTGTCGATTCCGATGAGACTCTGTGCCTGTGTCGTGAGAACGTTTACACTCACAAGATTTGGGCTACTGAATAGAAACTTTCCTTCGTACTGTATAAACTCGGTAGTCCATGTGTCTGATGCAGGGGTGACTGCAGTTATAACAGTTACAAGGTCTGATGCGGTGTAGTAGCCAGGCGGTACAGTCACATTTGAAGTTCCATTTGTAGTAACTACAGAGAGTACATTTGTACCAGGTGAATGTGTCATATTGTACAGTGTGTTTGGTACCCTTGCAGACATCAGAGCAACTTCGGTAATATCCTTGATTGGCTCAATGACATATGTGTTTGAATATGGATATACATTGACATCTCTATTGTCTGAGGTGACATATATGTATCTTGTATCCATCTCTACAGGGTGCACTTATTTTTCAAGCAGACTTCCACCGATACCACCTGTAATCTGATAGCTTCTCATCTGAGCCTTGACCTGCTCCTGGTCCCCACAGATACCGCCAACATGCTCAGTTGAGTAGTAAGCCGCCTTCTGTCCTGGTCCAGCCGTACATTCGAGAGACACGGGCAGGCTGAAGATTGACTGCACCTCATCTGGGGAAGAAGTCTCGAGCTCAGCATAGCCTGATGGGGCCTTCATAGATACAAAGTACAGGACAGCAAACAGAATTCCAAAAATAACAATTGCAGTGATCGTCTTGTTAGCCATTTAATAGGACGTTACATTTTTTTGCGTTAAAGAGTAGCCCTTTTTAAACTTAAAGGCTAGTAGGAATGTCTGCTGAGATTACGCTTGACAGGGGCTACGGAACTACAGTCGAACTCGATGACTTTGAAAAGGCGCTCATGAATGAGATTGAGATTACACCAAGTCGAACTCCTCAGGCTCCTAGGAAGAAGCCAATGGTACCAACATTCAAGAAGATGGCGTCCCAGCCAAATATCAGGGAGGAATCTGATGTAGACGTATTCGCAAATCCTACTAAATCACGTGGTCCTCCTCAATACCAACCCACTGAGGGCCCTGACGACGGGGACATGGACGACGAGTTTCCTATGGATGATGAGGGCGGAGCCTATAATGCACCACCTGCTGTTCCGTCTGCAGGTTTTGCAACCATAGAGGATGAAAAGGCTGCCCTGCTGACAAAGATTGAGCGCCTCAAAAAGAAGGGTATAGCATCTGTAGCACGCCTATCAGGATATTCAGAGATTGAAGAGATTCGGACAGAGTTTAAGCGTATGATGTATTCTGTTGAGCTCGATCAATCTACAAAATTTGCCCGTCGAATGCTTGTCGCGTGCTGCACGGGAATAGAGTTTATGAACAAACGATTTGACCCTTTCGATGTTCAACTGGAGGGATGGTCAGAGACCATCATGGAGAACCTTGACGACTACGATGATGTGTTTGAGGAGCTGCATAACAAGTACAAGACAAAGGTGCAGATGGCTCCAGAGCTCAAGCTTGTTATGATGGTTGGAGGGTCTGCAATGATGTTCCATCTGACAAATTCAATGTTCAAGTCTGCTTTCCCGAGCATGAATCAGGTTGTAAAGCAGAATCCAGATCTTGTGAAGAATATGGTTGAGGCCATCTCCAAGACACAGGCTGGCGGTGCAAGCGGATCTGGCGGCAGACAGGAAATGAAGGGTCCTGGTATAGATCTGGGATCTCTTCTTGGAGGATTTATGGGGCCGCCTCCACCCGTAAACACACATGCTCAGATTCCAATTGTCGAAGAATCAGTAGACGGATCAATGTCTGATATAGTTTCAATCATATCTGCAGAGGGCACCACAAAAGATATTACAACGAGCGGGCCAGCAAAAAAGAGAAGAACAAAGAAAAAAGAGGTTAATATATAAATGATTGCATTTGCACCTTTCATGGATGAAGTTCAGCCCCCTCGTATTGTTCAGAGAGCACCTCCTCCAAAACATGTATGCACTGAATGCAACATGCTTGTGCTTGCATTTATAGCAGGTATATTCTTGATGGCTATTTTTGACGCCCTAAAGTAAATGTGGAGGTATCTCCTACCGTTATTACTTGTATTGCTTGTGTTGCTTTATTTCACCAGACCCCCTATAAGAGTTGGAATTGCGTCGCTTATGAAAGACCCTCACCACCTCGACACGTGGATAGACTTTCATCTGAGATCGAAAGTTTCAAAACTGTACATATACTGGGACAGTGACGAAGATGTTCCCGTGTACTCTGACCCCAGGGTACACATACAAAAGGTGAATGATGATTTCCTCAAAGTTTCTGGGTTTGTAGACAATCCAGACTGGGACAATCCCCTCAGAACAAATGCCAAGCAAGACCTTGCAGTGAATGATGCACTCAAAAAGGGAGAGGTTGATTATATGTTTCATATAGACTGCGACGAGCTCCTGTACACCCCTGATCAGGATCTCTCAAGAGTTATGACGGATCACGAATCAGCAGATGTAGACACATGGAGAATTGAGAATATAGAGCTCGCACCAGATTCTGCAGATTATGAAAATTGCTTCACAGAGGGCACTAAATTCAGACGTCACGGTCGTAACTTTGTAGCATATGGTAACGGTAAAGGTTGTGGAAGGGTTGGTCATGTTGCATCACATGGACCTCACTACATGCGATCTCTACGTGAAAAGGCGGAGGGAAATCTGCCATTCGAGAGAATTCGAGTATTGCACTTCGTCAGCTGTAACCTCACAGAGTATCTAAAGAAGTATCAGCAGTATGGAAACTTCAAGGATGACAAATGGGAGTGGGCACAGTTCCATCTCAAGTCCAGAGATAACCTGACAAAGTGTTCATCAGAGGAGGATTGTAAACAAAAGGCCAGGGAAATGTTTGCGGATAGACTCGTGAAACCAGACGAGAACGACCTCATTGAAAACCCTGTACCTGTACAAGACGTTATATCTTGAATGCGCACTCCTCTTGCTGGTCTTCTGAAATTTGGTTAATTAAGAACCCCTG